TGAGGGTGTGTAAGAAACATCAAATTTCCATCAATTGATTTCTTTACAGGAATCTTTTTTGTGATCTTTGGAGCTTCAGCTTTGCGTTTGATTTTTATTTTAATCGTCATTGGATTGAATCTCGCTAACCAATTTTTGAATTTTCATAATTTCAATTATAGTTTGGTCAGTTGGTTTGTTTTCTTTCATCTCGTCAAGAATTGAAATAATCATTTTCGTATTCTCGGTCATTAGTTCGTCGTTCTTGATTTCATCAAGCTTTAAACCCTCTGACAAGACTGTGCGGAGTCTACCGATTTCTTCGTTTAGGTAAACCATCAAAGATGTTTTGTCGTTGATGTAAAAGCCTAAAACTTGTTTTTGTTCTTTCAACAATGAGGAATACTCGTCATTGAAAACCTTTACATACTGTCCAAAAGTAAAATCATCCATTCCTTTCTTTTGTTTTGCTTCTTTTACTTGTGATGTCATACCCTTTACCAAGTTGTTCTCTAATAGAACTCTTGACCTTGCTGGAGTATCATCGTTGAATAGTTGTGCAATAGTTGCCAACATTCTGTAATTTGGAACAAAATTGTTGTAAACTCTTGGTGAAATAGTTTTGTTCACTTCTGAAATAAGAAAGGACTGTTTCTTGAACAATTCCTTTTTATCTAATGAACGATGCTCATTGCGGCATTCAACAATAATCTTTGTTGCCGTAAGAGCGTCTGCTCCATTTGTTTCATAAATGCTTTTGTATACTTGGAGTTCCTTGTAGAGAGGTGAGCCTTTTGAAAAATGCTCTTTAATCACCTTTAGGATCTTTGCTTTTTTCTTTTTGTCTCCACGGACTGCTGCCTTTGTCATTTCACGCACCAGGGCTTCAAACAAAAAGGCTGTGTTTCTTTTTTTATTATGTTTTACTTTCATTTACCTTCTCCAAACTTTCTATTAGTTTTTCGATTTCCTTATTAGAATTAAAAATCGTTGATTCAACTCCATCATAAATAGTTTTGTTCTCAGCAAAAACATAACCCTTAGCGAGTTTACTTAACTCTTCGGCTCCTGTAGCGCGTGCAGTGGTGCGTTGACCGCCGATAGGATTGGCTAAAGCACTGTTGTGGCGCTTCTTTGCGCCGTCCTTCCTACGGTCTACCTTTACAGGCTCATACATTTTACCTTTAGATTTATTAGTTGTTGTCTTGCCATCTTTGAATGTGTAATGAATTGTATCTTCATCAGCCTCGGTCAACTCCTCATCAGCAGGTTCAGCCAAGAGCGGACCCGTGTCTGCCTCACCGGCTTCTTCGTCTCCTCCAAGGTCGAGGTCTTCACCTTCACCACCCAAGTCAAGTTCATCATCGCCACCAAGGTCAAGCCCACCGGCAGCACTAGCTGCTTCTGGTGCTTCGCCAGCGGCTTCCAAAGATGCTCTGAATTTTGCGTCATAGAACATTTCCTCTTCATTCTTAATAAACTCTTCGTCAGACATATTGAATAGGTGCGTGGCAACCCAGCGACGGGAAACATAACCTTCGGTTGCTGCTGATGCAACAGCGAACTTCTTTTCCCATTGTTCCAACTCTTGTAGTTCGGCAATCTTGCTTGGGTTGTTTAGCTTTAGTTTAAAGGATAAAAGGTCGTCGCCTCTGTAGCCTAAAACATAAAGGTGAACCAAGCAAATCTTTTCCAACTCAGAAACAACTGAACGCTGTAGTCTTTGAATCGTTCTTGCAAAACGAATGTCTTTCTGGGCTAGAGTAGTTTTATCTTCGTCAGCACCCTCTCCACGAGCCAAGTAAGAACGGGGGATCTTCAGGGCTGAAAAGAGTTTGTCACGGAGATAGTTTACATCATCAATGTCGCCAGTGAATGCACCACCGGGAAGATTCTCGATACGAGAGCTTTGTCCACCACGAACAGGAATGTAATAATCCTCATCGATGGACATTGGGTTGTAACGCAAGTCAACACGACCCGTATCAGGATCTAAGACTTGGTTTCTTTTTAGAGTGGTTTTGACCCTCTCCATGTATTGCTCAACATCTTCGGGGGCAATGTTGCCAACGTCAATGTAAAAAATTCTCCTTTCTGGTGAACGAACAATGCGGTAAGCCATCATTGCGTCTTCTAGAAGAGTTAATTGACGCCAAATTCGACGTGCAGGCTCTAGAATCGATGTTCCGTATGGAGCATACTTATCGTTACCAAGGATGCGGAAGTTAGCAATCTGCCAATTTTCAAAGGTCATCCCACCAGAGTTCCACTGGAATTGTAGATAATTTGGATTTGTTTTATCTTCGCCTTCTAATCTTTCAATCTCAGAGGGAGGCAAGGCGAGAACAGATTTG